TTATTTACCTGCCTGTGTGCCGAAATAAAAGGCGATGACTGATGTGACGGTTAACATAACACTTTCCGCATCAATGTCGCCCCGTAGCGCCAACACACCAAACACCGCCATTACCGCGGCGGTCACCAGAGTCTTGACCTTGATGAGATTGCTGAGATTCTGTAAAAGCTGTTTCATAAATGCTCCTTTCTGAGCAATTCGTTTCCTTCTGTAAATTCCTGTTTAGCGGCGAGCACCCCAGGGTGGTTTCTCTTGCCGCTTTGCGGCAATTCACCTCCTGCCCGCGGACAATGCGTGCCTGCAAGCCATACCGTCCATTACGCATCCTGATTGCGCCCGATTCGGTTCTGCTGCCGTAAATTCCCGTTTAGCGGCGAGTCGCCGCGGACAATGCGTGCCTGCAAGCCATGCCGTCCATTACGCATCTTGATTGCGCCCGATTCGGTTCTGCTGCCGTAAATTCCTGTTTATCTTAGCAACTCGTAGGGGCGACCTCTGGTCGTCCGTTGCCGCAGTCCGTTGCGGAATCGGCGGACGAGCAACACCCCAGGGTGGCTTCTCTTGCCGCCTTGCGGCAATTCACCTTCTGCTCGCCCCTACATTGCTAAACGAAAAACTGCCACCGCAGTATCGATACCGGGCGGCGCAGGGAAGTAACGAATAGCACCAGCCCGGTGCGAATTGTCAGCGGACACCGTCCGCTAAACGATTATTTACCAGAAAAGAGGAAACGGAAATTTGCGGTACATAATTGTCAATTATCCATTGTCAATTGTCAATTGCTTTCCAGGTCTGCCAGGCGGTGGTTGATGACCTTGATCTGCTCCTCCACCACCGGCAGCCGCCGGGCGAAATTATTATGCAGCCGCACCTCCCGGGCCAGCTCGTCCAGCTTGGTGTCCGTCACCGCTTGGGCCACAGCAGTGGCCCGTTCGCTTTTTCTGGCGGTGGCAAGGCAGGTGACGATCACGCCGGTCAGGGACAGGCCACCGGTGATCAGCGCCACCAGGATCGCTTCTGTCATCCCGTCACCCCCAACAGGGCTTTCCAGGATGCAGGACCGCAGGAGCCATCCGTCTCCAGCGATCCGGCGGTCTGAAATTCCTTCAGCCGGCTCTCCGTTGCCGGGCCGAAGCTGCCGTCGGTGTCGCAATCAAAGCCGTAGCCGGTCAGCAGGATCTGCAATGCTCTGACCGCCGCCCCCTTTGCGCCCCGCTTGAGTACCGGCAGGTCCAGGCTGACCGTCTTGACAGCCGCTGCAGGTTCTTGGGGAGCCACGGTTGTTTTTTTCTGCAGTCCCGCTTTTTGCGCAATAGCCTCCATCGTAGCAACCGCCATGGCCTTGGCATAGCCGTCGGTAAGGATCACCGGCACGTCGGTGCTGCTGTCCATGAAGCCGTACTCCATCAGCACCGCCGGGGCATCGGTATTCCTGATCACATAGAAATTGGCGGTCTGCACCGGCTCGGCCCGGTTGCCCCGCAAGCCGCCGGCGGCGATGCAGGCATCGTAGATCACATCCCGATACGCTGCTCCCTCTGTGCCCTCTTTGTAGGAATAGGCCACGATCCCGCCGCCGCTGCCGCCGTTGATACCGGCATTGTGATGGATGGACAGGTACAGGTCCGCATCCCAGCCGTTGGCGGCTCTGCACCGGTTTCTCAGGGACACATCCTTTGCGCCGGTGGGATCATCCACCCGCAAAAGCGCCACATCATCGTACTGCCGGGCCGCCTCCGCAAAATGCCGGGCCAGCCGGTCATTGAGGACCCATTCCCGGGTCTCGTTAGGGTCCAGCTTCTTCAGGCATCGCTTGCCGGGGGTCTTCAGATAGTGGCCGGCATCCACCGCGATCTTAAATGCCATTTTCCGCACCTCCTGCTTCTGTGGCAGTATATGTGGGATCGGTCCGTCCGGTAACCGTGATCGCACCGCTTTCCGCCCACAGGGTATTGATGCCGGGCAGGGCCGGAACCGTTTCTCCGGGTGCGAAGGTCCCGCCGATGTACGGCTCGTAAGCTGTGGCTTTATTGCCGACTTCCACTTGTATGTCAAAGCGGTTAAACAGCATCATGCTGGTTGGCTTATAGGCTCCATTCTCAAGCTTATTGCCGGCATCATAAAAAATTATTTTCACCCAATCTGTAAAAGTCTTTGGTTGTTCTTCAAGACTCGGCCCATAGACTGCGTGAAAATCGTCAAGGAAGTTTCCGTTAACCGTGGTAACTTTGCCATATAAATAGCCTTCGTTGTATGTGCTTGCGGGATAAGCTTTCAACACATAGCTTCCGGGCGGTAAAAGAAATTCAAAGCCGTAGTAATGTGTACTTTCCGTACCATCGTTTCTAAGCCAATAAACTTCTTTTAACTTGCTTTCGCTCTTGTCGAAAAGGTTCTTGCCGCACCGGGTAACCGTGCTGTCCGCCGCCACTTCCAGGGGATACCCCGCCACCGGGGTGCAGGTGACGATGCTGCCGGTCTTGGTAAAGCCGGGACACAGGGTATCCACGATCTTCTTGGCCGACCAGGGCGCATCCCCCAAAACCGTATCGTCGATCCGGGGAGCGGTGGGGTCGGTGACCGCATAGGTGATGCCGTTGACGGTCAATGTCTTCATCTGTTTCATTGTATCTCCTCCTCCGGGAGTTTCCAGTACCCGGCGACATAATAATTCACAGTGACCTGCTGTTCTGTTTCCACCGGCTGATCGGTGAGAAAGTTGTAGATGCCGGTCTCGGAGCCGGTGTTATACTCCACCGTTTGGGTCACATTCATACCGAGAGAGGGCCGCACCGTCACCGCCTCCACCGGACCGTCCCAAAACGAGATAGGGTACGCCAGCCGGGGCGATGGGGTCTCGGCCCGGTACAGACCGCCCCAGGGTATGTCAACGGTGGAGGTAGCATAGCTGGCCGCAGCAAAGCACAGTGCAAAGCCCGATGCCCATTTCTGCCAGCTCCATATTCCGTCGTAACCCCTTTCGATCACGTGATCTGCCACTTTACCGCCACGCAATACCAACTGGGGCACGGATACCGGCACATTGAAACGAAAATCCGTTCTGCCCCAGTCAAAAACCGGAATGCCCGGCTGCAGGAACAGATCCCGGCGCACGGTCATCAAGGCATCGGTGGCGGTGACGGTGATCAGATGGCTTTGGGTATAGTCCAGCCCATCCAGCTGGGCGGTGGCGCTGTAGCTGTTGCCCGTTACTTCCGGCTGCAGAGAAAACTCCCCATCGCCGCCAACACTGCAGCGCAGGGTCAGCGTGTTTCTTACCTTGCCGAAGGACCCCATAAAGCAGTTGCCGGTAACCGTAAGCTTTGCCGCGCCGGAGGTGGGATCCGTGCGAACAGCGGCGGCGTTGGCAGACAGCTTGATATACGCCACCATGGGCAGCTCCACCTGGCACTGGCCCGTCAGGCCGCGGCTGTCCGTGACCCGGAAATCAAATACGCCGCTTTGGATGCCGGTCAGCACCGCCGCCCCGTCGGCCAGCTGCACCGTATTTACCCGGACAGCTTCGATCTGCGCGCCGGGGCCAGGGATCGCCTGGGCGGTGCATTGGGCGCTAGACATTCCCCGCACCAGCACGCCGGCATCACCGGTCAGTGCCAGGGTGGCTTCATTACAATCTGCCACCTGTCCGGTGACTGTGGGGGCACACCGGTTTTTGTCCACACGCACGGTAAAGCTGCATTCGCTGACGCCCAAGGTTTTTCCCTCACGCCAGGTGGTGCAGATCACCTGTCCGATCCCCTGGGTGCTGTCCGGAAGCTGGGCATAAAAATCCTCCGGCAGCGCCATATTCACTGTCCGGCTGCGCAAAAGCTGCCGGGTCCCGGCAGGATCGCCGTTCTCATCCACCCAAAATTCCAGCTCACCAAAGCGGCAGCACAGATCATGGATGCAATCCGGGTCGGCTGCGCCGATCACCACTGCGGTGCGGCTGCCGATGATGCCGTCGGCGGTGCTGACTGTGGACGCCCGGGGAATGGGCGTCAGCTCCAGTGTCTCCTCCAGCTCCACCACACCGGCAGAGATCCGGGTATCCATCCAGGTGCGCACCCGGACAGTGCCCTTGCCCGTATCGTCGTGGGCCACTGTGACGGTGGTATCCAGGATCGTATCCGTGGATACCCGGTTGAGCCGGTAAGTGACCGAGAATTCCTGTTCCCCGGCACCGGTATCCACCCAATAATGGGCCGTGCGCTGGTTGGAATTGTAACTGCCGGCGGTCTGGGTGGATTTCCACAGGATCCGCACCTGGGATGTATTGGCCACCCTGTCCTGGGAAAGCTGGGTCAGGGTCAAAATTTGCTGTACTGCCATTTAGGTATCCTCCCTCCAGTAGCAGGCTGTGCGTTTGCTGTCGGTGCCGTCGGTGTAGTCCTCCAGCCGGGCATGGCTGCCGATGCACAGGTAATTGCGTACCGATACATCGGTGGCCACCACGCCGTCGGCATCGGCCCGAAGCATGGTGGTTTGGTTGCCGCCCTGTCCGCGGACTACAGACATGCCCCGCTCATCCAGCCGGTTGGTCATCTCGCTGTCGGAGCGCTGAATGGTTACCGCAGAGCCGTCCACGGTCAAACCGAATTCGTTTTGCACCCGGTCCACACCCTTTTCACGGATGGTCTCCACGACCGCCCGGATGCTGCCGGCATCCACCGCCAGCTGCGCGGCAGAGGTCTTCAGCTCCTCCAGAGCCTGCTCCTGCTTTTTTACCTGAGCGGTAATGCCGTCGGCGGTCAGAATCAGGCTGGCAGTCTGACCGCGCAGGTCCCCATGGGCGGCGCGGATGCCCTCCACATCGGTGCGCAACCGCAAAATTTTACCGGACAGCGCCTTGAAGCTGCGATTGTTCACCGCCGTGGTGCTGTGCAGATTTTGGCTGCCGCTGCCGGTGAGCCGGGTCGTACCGGCAGCCATCTCCCGGCTCATGATACATAGCCGGGCCGTCTTGCCCCGGCTGTCGGTAACCTTTACCAACTGACCCGGCCGCAACCGCAGATCGTCGGTGACGGTAACCGTCATAGGCGTATGGCTAAAGTCCGCCAACACGCCGTACAGCTTCTCAGCCACAGCCGTCAACGCCTCGGCACTGCCGGTGAGCAGGGGGTTGCCCTCTACGATATACACGTTTTCACCGCCTCCGTATACCGTGCCGGTATCCCCATCATCGGCCCGCAGCTGCACGCCGGTGATGGGGGCAGTCTCGTAGTCCTGAGCCCGGAGACTGCCCTGACGATACCAAAGTCGGTCACAGCCCCAGACCGTCACGTTGCCGTCGCCGTCGTCGGTGCTGTCGATGTTGCCGGACAGCTCCAGTGCGCCGGTGGCGGCAAGACCCTCCAGAGTCAGGTGTCCCTCCGTTTCCGTCACCGCAATGCCAAACTGCTCCTGTACACCGATGGACAGGGGGGCATCGGTGTACCATCGAAAGCACACAGTGCCGTATTCGTCGGCAATGCAGAACCGGCCTGCGGCCTGGCCGATCCAGCTTATGAGATCTCTGCCGGTAAGGCCGTCGGCGGTGAACCGCGCCACCGGGAAGGTGCCGTTGGGCAGGTCCACCTCCTCCAGCGCAACACCGCATTCGGCGCACACCAGCTGGGCCAGCTCCTGCAGAGTATAGGGCCAGCCGTCCAGGGTCGCCAGCCAGCCGGTAATATCCCGGTCCAGCCGAATAACGGCATCGTAGGCAGTGATCTTCACCTTTTTTCCCGACTGCCACTGGGGCTGCTCCGCAGTAAAAACGCCCAGCCGGTGCAGCTGCCCGGAGGCGGACCGCTTGTAAAGGGTGAAGCTGTCCCCGGCAGCTATGGGACAGCCATCTGGCACGCGGAGCGTGATCTCCGCCATAGCAGCGCAGACGCTGCCCAGCGTCAGCTCCGTGCCGGCATTGACCGATTGGGTCAGCCGCGCCGACATAACGGCTGTTCCCGGGGCACCTGCACGGATGCAGGTGCCGTCCGCCAGTTCAATTATGGTTTGCAGCATAAGCTCCTATCCTCCTTGTCCATGCATCCCTGCCGTAAATTCCAATTTATCTGAATAACATACCCTATAAAGCCGAAACCTTTTGTCGCACCTCCGGCGATGGGAGCTGGGGGATTCTTAAGGGGAACGCCTCGCGAGCGGGAGCTCGCGCCGCCCCTTAAGCCGGTTCTTTGGTGACTTTCTTGCCGGCGCAAGAAAGTTACCCGCCGGAGGCAACCCAGCCTTCGTTGCCATACCGGGCCATTCGGGCGATCATTGATCGCCCCTACGAATTCTAACGTTCTACTCAGATAAACGATTGTTTACTGCAATTGTTCAGCACTGGATAATGCTGAATTTCAGATTGCGGTATTGGCCGGTCCTGGCATTGTACCAGCTGATGCCGTACTTGCTCAGATAGGCCGTCACCGTCTTGGATGCGGTGGGGTCCGCCGGGTCCGGGTAGGTAAAGGAAAATGTACCGCCCTCCGGCAAAATGCTCTGCAGCCGGGTAAATTCCTGCTGGGTCAGGTAGCTGTAGACAAAATTCCACACGCCCAGCTTTCGCCGCAGCAGACTGCGATGCATAAAGCCCGCCTCATCCCGGCCCGCATCACTGCCGTCCAGGTCCTCGAAGGACATCTCCACCCCCGCATCCGGCAGAGGCAGCGCCGCCCCGTTGATCAAATATAACTCGTCCATAGATTCTCCTTCCGATCTTTCCGCCCTACGCCCGTAAATTCCCATTTAGCGGCGGGTCGCCGCTGACAATTTGTGCACGGTGCATTCCGTTTCGTTACTTCCCTGCGCCGCTCGGTATCGTTACCTGTACCGTAAATTCCCTTTTATCGCTGCAGCAGGTTAGCCGCAGAGGCCAAAGGCTCCCTTGTGTAAAGGGAGCTGTCATATTGCCGACTTTAGGCAATATGACTGAGGGATTGTAAGGAATCGACGTGATACAACCCCTCCGTCACGGCTGCGCCGTGCCACCTCCCCTTACACAGGGGAGGCTTTATGGGTGCACACCGTTCGTAAGATAAACGATCATTTACAGCGGCGGTAACGTTACCGCGGGTCAGGGAACCAACGCTTTGCAGAAGCCTTGGTGCGCATTGTCAGCGGGTACTATCCGCCCGCCATGACGGCACGGCGGCTGTTGTACCGGTCCACCGCCATGGCAATGTCGCCATCGCCGATGGAGATGCCCAGCACAGCCTCCAAAATCTGTCCCAGTACACCGACCACAGCCTCCTGCCCGGCGACCTGTCCGGCAGCAATGTCCTCCATCACCAGGGCCACCGCCTGCTGAATGGTCTCCAGCGGTGCTTCCACATTGGTGCCGTGGCGCTGATCGCCTACCACTGCCATAAAGGGACGGTTGGCAGGCAGCACCGCACCCTTTGCCAGCATAGGGATCTGCGGCGTGCGCAGCGTATTCAGGCTGATCCCGAAGCTGCTGCCGCCCAGATCCGGTACCCAGTCGGGCACCTCGAAGCTGATGGTATTCAGCCGGCTGATTAGGTTGTTGATGCCGCTGGTGATGCCCCTGAGCATCGTGTTAAAGAAGCCGATAATGCCATTGACTGCGTTGCGGAAGCTGTCGCGCAGCTGTCCAAGCACGCCGGTCTGAAACCAGCTGACCAAATTCTGCCAGTCTCCGCGGACCGCCTGAACGACCACCATGGAATCGCTGCGTACCGTTTGCCAACCGCGGCTGAGGGCCAGCAGTCCTGTGTTGAGCAGTTCCATGGCCGCCCGGATCATCTCCACCGGCGCAGCCAGGGCATTCAGCGCCGCCGTCAGCAGCTGTACCATGCCGGTGCCGGTGCTTGTACGGCTGTTGAACAGGGCCATGGCGGCATTGATCAGCAGCAGCACCGCCAGGGCCGCCCCGGCAGCATTCAGCAGCCACTCCACGGGGATCTCGTTGTGTTCCAGCCAAATGCTTAGAGCCTGCAGCTTTTCCATGAGCCACTCCAGTCCCTCCACCAGCTTATCCGCAGCCCACTGGCCCATGGGCTTGAGGGTATTTTGCCAGATCAGCAGCAGAGCCGGACGACAGCTTTCGATGGTGGCGTTCAGATTTTCCAGCACCAGTCGCAGGTTTTCCAGTACCAGCGGCAGCAGCGTCTCCGCCGCCCACTGGCTCATGGGATAAAACACATTCCAAAACGCCCAGTACAGGCCATAGCAAAACTGCCCGGCCAGCGGCTCCAGTGCCTGCCAGACCCCTTGCAGCAGAGTCAGCACCGGCTGGAAATCCAGCTCCTTCAGGGCATCGAGCATCATTTTTGCGTGCTTGAGAAAGTAAAACTCCCCAAAGCTCAACTCCAGCGGGGCGCTCTGCGCCCCGCCACCGGCACCGCCGCTGCTGCCGCTGCCGCCGGCCACACCGCCGGACTGGATCCGGTTGAGCTGGTCAAAGGATGCCAGCGACCGGCTGGCCGTTTTGGCAGCCTTCTCCGTGGCCTTGGCAAAAGTCTCCTGTCCGGCAGCAGTACCGAACAGGGCTTGCGCCAGCAGACCCAGGCGACGCACAGCAGCATTGACCCAGCTCACCGCCTGCTGCAAAATAGGCAGCACCGCCTTGGCAATGGGCAAAAGGGCATTGCCCAACGCAGTCTGCAGCCGGTTCAAAGAGGCCTTCAGTGCCGTCATTTCCCCTCGCAGCTGACCGGTGGATACCACCGCCTCCCCCAAATACCGGGCAAGGGAAATGCCTGCGAAAATTTTGTGCAGCTTTTCCGACAGCGTGGACAGCACCCGGTTCAATCCACCCAGCTGCCCGGCAGCCGCCTTGGCCGCCACCGCCGTAGTCAGAATCAGTTCTTCATTTGTCATCGTTTCACCTCCTGTCTTTCATGCATCTGTCGTTTAATCTCGTAGGGGCGATCTTTGATCTCCCACGAACAGCGAATCGCCACCCCTACAGGCCCGACCGGGATCGTTCAGCAGGGCGTTGAGCCGGTCGATCTCAGCCTGCTCACTGGCGCTGTGGCGGCGGGGCAGATCCACCATAGCCTTGTTTTCCCGGTAAAACTGCCGCTGGTGGTCATCCAGCTTTTCCCCGCGGGCAAGCTTTCGCCGCAGCTCCACCAGAGACGACAGCTGCCCCTCGCCGATGGCGTGAAACCAGCTTAGGAAGGTCCACCAGTGGACAAATTCCAGCTCCCGTATTTCCCGGCCTGCCACCCGGTTTACGTCCGCCACGATGGCCATGGCATCATGCTCCCAGTCCAGCAGCCGGGGGCCGGGTTTGCCGGGCCGACCGCAGGAAACGAACTGTGCCAGCTGCTCCATGGCTTCCCGCCGCTGCTGTGCCGGGATCTCCTCCCGGTAAAACAGCCGCAGCGCCACCTCCCACCGGAGAAATTCCGGCAGCTCCTCATTCTGAAAATGCCGGAAGATCTGCAGCACCGTCCGAAAATCCGGGTCGATCTCCACTTCCCTGCCCCCTATTGACAGGCGGCGGGGCAGCTCCCACAGGTTTCTCATTTGCCTGCCATGGTGGCGGCGCATTTCTTCGCACCGTCTACCAGGATCGGCTCCAACGCAGCAAACAGGTTGGTCACCACCCGTTCACCGTTGGATGCCACTGCCAAAAGATTGACCCCCTCCAGCAGCGCGTCAAAATCGTTGCCGGGGCCAAAGACCCAGTCCAGCAAGTTTTTCATCTGCCGGTCAGCATCGGAAAGCAGCCGGGCAACGGTCTGACCGTCTGCATCAGCGGCCTTCGCCACCAGTTCGTTTTCCACGCTCTGCAGCTTCTCCACCGCCTCCTGGAAACGGACATACAGATTGGGATCGGCAGGATGGAAGCGCAGCGTACCGCTGCCCAGGGCCACCGCCGTGACCCCCGTATCCAGTTTGATCTTTTTCATACAGTCACCTCATTTTGTCCATGCAATCCTGTAGGAGCGATCAATAACCGCCCCTACAGTTTCCGCATTACGCGGTAAAGGTACGGGTAGTGATATCGAAGGTGCCGGCGGTCTTCAGGCCGGTATAGTGGAGCTTGAAGGGGATCTGGTAGCCGCTGGTATCGCCGCCGTAGGAGGTCACCTCGATATAGGCCTCCTCCCGGATCGCGGGATATTCGCTGCTGCCTTCGCTGCCCTCCCACAGCTTCACATCCACCACATCGGTCTTCAGCTGATCCAGCACCAGACCCTCGTCCAGGATCTTCTGCAGCTTGGCAAACAGAGGATCGCCGGATTGGGCGTAGTAGGGTTCTACCGCGCCGGTCTTTTCGTAGGCGGAGATCAGCACACTGGACTGACCCAGGATATTTTTCTTGGTGTCCACCTGGGCAGACAGTTCGGGGCTGTACTCCTCCAGGTCCTCGCCCAGGCGGACGTACAGCGCTTCGCCGTCACCGGCGTTGATAAAATGGGCAAGATACTTTCTGTCGATTTTTGCCATTGTCATTCTCCTTTTTCGTTCTCGAATTCCATACGTCAAGGCTCCCTTGTGTAACGCCCCAGGGCGGTTTCTCTTGCCGCTTTGCGGCAATTCACCTCCAGGGAGCTGTCACGCGGTCAGCGTGACTGAGGGATTGTCGTGTATCGATGCCGTACAACCCCTCCGTCAAAAATCAGAGATTTTTGCCACCTCCCCTTACACAGGGGAGGCATTGGCCGGTTGGATTAACCTTCCGCTCAGTTACCGGCTTCAAAGTGGTGCAGGCTGCCGCCTAAGTACATAGGCTGCACCCAGCTTACTCTGGGAGCATCCTCCGGAGCAAGCTCCGCCCCGATGCCGGGCATCACCCGGTCACCGATCCGCACAGGAATGTCCGCTGGGGTAATGAGGGTAAATTTTCCCCGCAGCCGGGTGCCACGGATATCCTCCAGCCCCGTATACCGGCTGGAGAAGAAGCAGTTTTCCACCACCTGCCTGACCTTTCCCCGGTAGACCGTCACCGTCATGTCACACAGCGGGCTCATCACGCCACCCCCCGGCGAACGGTCACATAGATCCCGGCACTTTGCAGCAGCTGCTTTTGCAGTCGGTTCTGCCCGGCCTCATAGCGGACGCTGACACCACCCACTGTGGTGCTGGCCACAAACTGCCGCTTTTCCCATGCCGCCATGGTCTCCGCCACAGCGCACAGAGCCATGGCACGGCTGTCGGGGCCGGGACAATCCACCCGGCAGACCCGTTCGATGCTCTCCAGCCAGGCCACAGCTCTTGCTATGGCCTGGGGGAAAGCGGCTTCGGAAAGGGCCGTGCCCAGGTAGGTATTTTTATAAAAATCGTAGGTCACCATGTGCAGGCCCTCCCGGCTTACGCCACGCAAATACCGCGCAGGACTGCTGCCTTCAGGGTATTCTTCAGAGCGATGCCTGCCACCAGCTCCACCTCGCCGGTCTTGACAGCGCCGGGGGCGGTGGGGTCGGGCAGGTAGCTGGTAATGACACCGGTGCCGGTGGGGCTGATGCCGTGCAGACCGTCCAGGCCCAGACAGACGGCGTAGATATCGGTCTTGCCGTCCTGGGTGGGGATCACATCCACCCGGTTTTCACCGTCGTAGAACTTGCCCATGTCCACCATGGGGATGCCGGCGTAGGTCTCCACGAAGTTGCCGAAATCGTCCTGGCTGCGCTGGTAGTAGCCGGCACGGCGGGCGATGGCCCGCAGCTTGATGAGCATATCGGTGTTCATCAGCAGCAGGGTGGGGGTGCCGTCCAGGGTGGCGATGAAGGCATCCATCTCATCCAGGAAGGCGTTGTAGTTGCTGTCCAGCTCCGCAGAGGAAGCGATGGACACCGCGGAGGTCAGCTCGTTGGCAGTACCGGTGAGCAGCTTGTCCAGACCGTCGAAGCCACCCTGCTCGGTGTCACCGTTGATGACCATGTTGTGGAAGCAGTTGGCGGTAGCCTTGACCTTCTGCTCTGCCTGGAAGGCCACCTCATCGGCAGCACCGGAGGTGTTCTGCACCACGCGGTCCACCTGGAAAGAACCGCCCATGATCACAGCGGTGGTGGTCTTCTTTTCCCGCTTGGCCTCCTGGGGTGCGAACTCGCTGCCTACGGTACGCACACCGGCAGTGCCGGGGGTCTTGAGCTGGATGTAGCCGTAGGTCAGGGTAGAACCGCCGGTACCGGGACTGATGACGTTGTCAAAGGTGAGGCTGTCCAGCAGCTGAGAGCTGCGGCGGAACATGTCCACAACAGCGCAATCCACCTTGTCGGCCATGCCGACCTTTGCTTCCATAAGAGTAATTGCCATATTTATCATCCTTTCCGCCGGGAACGCCCGGCACGTAATACGAATTGAGAATTGTCAATTGACAATGATTTGTCTTGGCGTCGTAAATGCGCTGTCATTGCGAGGGCGCTTGCGCCCGTGGCAATCCGTCCCCGTTTTGCGCTTTGCGTTTTGCACTTTGCACTTTCTGCTCTCCGCCCCAATTATCCATTACTTCCGGATCCTTGCGCGCAATGCCTCTGCCAGCGTGGCAGGCTTGCCCAGTTCCGGCTTGGCAGTGCCGGTGCCGGCAGCATAGGGGGCTGTGGGAGCGGCAAACAGATAGCCGTCGCTCTCCTTCAGTTCCGCCACCGCCGCCTCCATGGCCGCTGCCATGTCCTCACTTTCCGCGATGGCGCTCATGTCCAGCAATGCGCCGATGGCCTTCACATTTTTGCCGCCGGCCTTGGCAACGGCGCTGTGAAGACAGCCTTCCAGCCGCACCTGGCGCAGCTGCTTTTCATGCTCGCCGAGGATGGTCTCCACGGTCTCCGGCGCCAAGCCCAGCTCTTCCAAAATTTTCTGCATTCTTTATCTCCTTCCGTATTCCATCGGGCGATCAATGATCGCCCCTACATACTCCGAATTGCCCTGTTATTGCGAAGCCATCCCCGGAATGACACGGATATCTGCGGAACACAATTGTCAATTGTCCATTGTCAATTGTCCATTGGGCATATACTTTGCCCGGATGGCATCCCTGTCCTTGGCATCCATGCCAAAGCGCCAGCCAAGTGCCACCTCCGGCGCCACCAGACCCATGGCGACCATTTCCTTGTAGTCAGCCCAAAGCTTGTCCTCGTCGTAGAGGATGCCGTTGCCCCAGTCCACGGTGAGCTTAGGCACTTCCGCGCCGCACAGGCCGAAGATCTTTGCCAGGCAGCCGCACAGCTGCATGGTTTCCTCCACAGCCTGCTGCCACATGCTCTGCAGCTGCATCACCGTCAGATTGTACTCGCCCTCGCTGGCCGCCACCTCGGTGGCAGTGCGGTCCTGGGCATTCACATCGCTGAGCATACCCCGCTGCAGGCCGATGACCGACTCCACATTGCGCAGATACTCCGCCTTCCGGGCAAGATAGGACTGCTCCCGCAGCTGGGGTGAAAAAATGTGCAGGCCCACCTGCTGGGCATCCTCGTCCAGCCCCACAAACAGGTTTTGGCTCAGCTGCTGGTTTTCATCCAGCAGATCCCGGGATACGATGATGCGGCTCTCTCCCCGGCGGAATTCATCGCGCAGCTGCTGCTCATTTTCCTCGATGCGGCAGATCAGCTCCGCAGCAGCGGCATAGACGGATACACCGTCGTGGGAGCCGTCCACGCAGTTGAGCAGGGGCATTTTCATTTCCACCAGACCCACATTCTCCATTACTGCCGGGAAGGTATACCGGCTGGGAAGATGGGCAAATTCCGGGTGGTCCGCCAGGCTGCACAACTCTCCCAGCGCTTTGTCGCTGATACTGCGGTACAGTCGGTTTTCGATGGTCAGCGCACCCTTGTGGAGCGTTCTGCGCTCCAACAGCGTGTAATAGTACCTGCCCCGGACACACCGCTGGGTCAGTCCCACATCGGTGAGCCGGCCTGCGCTGTCCCTGCCAAAGACCAGTATGTGATCTCTGGGGATCAGCGTGAAATCAAAGCCGCCCTCTTTGGGGCAGGGCTTGATGCAGCAGCTGCCGCCCACCAGTGCCACCTGCATGGCCCGGCTGCGGCTGTTATCCAGCGTTGCCAGCACCCGGCTGTAAAAAGGGTGGTCGCAGGCGGCGGTATACTCACTGAATACCGTGCGCACCAGCTTACCCACCAGGGTGTAGGCAATGCGCTGACAGCTGTCGCCCTTGCCATAGTAGAGCCTGTTCCATGCGGCGATGGCCTCCTGCATAGCAGGCGATGTCCTGTCCCAGGCTCCAAATGCCTGCTGATAATCAAATTGTTTCATTGTTCCTCCTCATTTCCCTGTGTATGGGCGGACACCGCAGGAGCTGTGTCCCTACGCCCCCTATCGCACCCCTTCCCGGCTCCCAATTGTCAATTGTCCATTGTCAATTATCAATTAGTCTCCGCACCGCCATGGCAAAATACCGGATCTCATCCATGGCGTGATCGTCGGTCTTCTCCGGGGAATCCGACCCCTCCGCCCATCGGTACAGGCCAAACTCCCGGATGGCATCCCGGCAGCTTTCCCCCACCAGCAGCCGCCGCTGCTGTAAAAGCCGGGTCACCAGTTGGATGCCGGGCAGCACCGCATTGTTGGCCTTGCGTACCCGAAACACCCCCTGCCGCCGCAGCTCCGCTATAAAAGACGATGCGCTTGGATCCACGATCACCAGCTCCACCGGTGCAGTTCCCGCCAGCTTCACCAGATCCTCATGATACTGCCGGTCGGTGCGCAGCTTTCCTGTCTGCCGCCCGCTGTAGTAGAATTCCCGGACCCGGTACGCCTTGCCCCCACTGACGCACCACAGTCCGGCGGAGAATGGATTCTGTGTGCCGTAGTCCACGGAGATGAACCACCGCCCCTGGGCAGGCAACGCCTTCACCACATGAACAGCCGGGTCAAACTCATACACCAGGCCCTCTCCGCCGCACCACTGTCCCAGCACATACCGGCGGTAGAAAGCCCCGGTGTACAGACTCTCATACCGGCGGCGCACCATGGGATCCAGTGCCGGGTTATCTTCCATGGTAAAGTGAAGGTGCAGCGTGTTTTTCTGCTTTGCCTTTTGGATCCATTCCCGGTGGAGCCAATGCTCCGGATGACCGGGGTTGCAGGAAAGCCACAGCTTTGACCCCGGCTCAGAGCATCGGGCGCAGGCCTGCTCCACAAAGGACCGGGGCATCAGCGCCGCTTCATCCAGCAATACCCCCGCCAGGGTAATACCCTGAATGACGGATGCAGAGCTTTCATCCTGGCCGCCGAAAAGGTAGAAGGTATTGCGCCGACCTCCGTATTCCACCGTCAACCGGTTCTCCGCCCGGTTTTCGGTGATGCGGAACAGACCGCCCAGCCAGCTGTGCAGATGGACGGTGATATTGCGCCGCACCGCACCCACCGTCCGCCCGCAGAGGGCAAAGACCTTGCCGTTGAAGCGCGTCATGGCCCACAGGAAGAAGCCCACCGTCAGCGCCACCGTCTTGCCGGAGCGCACCGCACCGTCACAGAGGATGGCGTCATGTTCCTTCAGCTTCGGTCTGTTCCACCAGGTCATCGCCAGCAGCTGCCGCTTGCTGAAGCTCCGGTAGATCATGGACGCTCACCTCCTGTGCCGCTGCAGCCACGATGGCCTCCAGCAGATTGTTGTCCTCGCTTTCCCGGGCAGCTGTGCTGTCAAACAGGCCCAGATATTTGCCCAGCAATTCCAGCGCCCGGAGCTTGTCGTAGAATTTGACCTTGATGCCGGTGGTGGAGCGCTCCACCGACGCAATGGCCCGACTGTCCGGCAGGTCGGCAGTATCCCGGACAGCAAGCTGCCCGTCCTTGATCTCCAGAAAATCTGTGGCCCTTGCCCCGGCGATAGCCCACAGTTCCTCCAGCACCCGCTGCTCCGTAATACCTTCCAC